TAATAAAATTTCATAATTAGCAAAATAATAATAATAAATCACATCTAATGAAAATTTATAAATTTACAATAATAAAATTTCATAATTAGCAAAATAATAATTACTCTCATAAAAATCATGGCGTGGAGTAATGGTTGTTATTACTATTTTTTAATTTTATTTTAAATATTTTTGATGTTAATAGTAATAAAACCATTCGACATTAACAATATAATATTATAATTTTTACAAATAAGCAAGCAAAATTAAGAATTATATTTTTATTTAATTAGATAATACCAAATTAATAAATAAATTTAATTTTTTATATTCATATATTATCATAATAATAATATATCTCATAAATTCTATTTATAAAACATATAATAAGTATAACTAAAAAATTGAAAAATTTAAATATTTAATTTTCTCGTATTATTTAATACATCAACCAAATAAATGGCAGCCAAAGAAGAAAAAAAAATCAAACTGATTGATATTCCTTTAAGTGTGGGCGATGATAAAATGCTCGCCTACTTTTTAGAAATTCTGCAACACATTTTTGTAGAAAAAGAAATGATAAAAACTCTTTTTTTCTTTTTCACAGAATCACAATTTTTCAAGTTTTATGAATTCTTGATGAGCCAAAGCACTTTTGCTAATTTCAAGGCATTTCCAAAAGATTTTCAATGGATCCCAACACAACCACTCATTAAACACATCCATGAGCAAAGATACGGCCAAGTTCTTGACTTATCTGGTCGCAGTATGACTGTGCCTATGTGTTATGAGCGCACATCAAAAAATAGCATGACTACGTACAAGGAGTGTGATTTATTTGACATTGAAAAATTTGGATGGGTTGAATTCATAAAAAAAAGAATGAAAAACATTAACCAAGATGTCAAACAAAAAGAGAAGCAAATTATTGCTTTTCTTTACGGATTGAAAAAAATTTTCAAAGAAGAATGAATCTAACCATTTTTGAGAAAGAATGACACAACTAAATTTAATAATTATTATTTATATATATTTTTACTTATAAAAAATGAAAATATTAAATATTTATTTAATACATTAACTAACCAAAATAAACTAATAAAAGAATTCATGAATTCTTTAAGCATTCCATTGCGTAAAAAGGCGAGTGATGAAATTGAACACTTTAAAATATTTATGCAAAATATTTTTGTAGAAAAAGAAATGATAAAGATTCTTTTTCTCTTTTACTCAGAACCACAATTTTTTGAATTTTATAAATTTTTGATGAGTCAAAAAACTTTTACTAATATTCCAAAAGAATATCAATGGCTCACAGAACAACCACTCATTGAACATAACCACTTCCAACAAGTTAAATGTCAATATTATGATTCATCCGGTCACTGTAAAATGTTGCGAATGTGTTGTAGTTTTACAAAAATTAATACTTTTGAGTTTGAGGTCATTGAATGTGAAATAAATGAGATTCAGCAATTTGGATGGATTAAATTTATAAAAAAAAATATAACATTCGATAATCAAGATATCAAACAAAAAGAGATGCTAATTATTGCTTTTCTGCATGTGTTGAAAAAAATTTTCAAAGAATGACATAACTAAATTTAATATTTATTTATAATAAATGAAAAAATTAATTATTTAGTTCTTTTATAATTAAATAAAATAAACAAAAATGAATGTTTGTGAGAATAATCAATATGAACACTATTTGTGGGAAAAATTTAGAAAAGAATTAAATGGTCTTTTTGTAGAAAAATTTCTCAGTCATTTTCTGTTTCAATTTCATGTACATCCTGATATTATTATAATAGGCAATCGCTTATCTACATATAGTGAAAGCACTGCAAATCAAACTAAAATTGTAATGCAAGAAATATTTATTAATAAATATGTAAATTATGTTTATTATACAAATAATCGCTTTTATTTGGTGTATACATATTCTCGAATAATTAGCAAACCTATAAATTTAGATAAAAATAATTCTATGAAAATGGCACAAATTAAAGAATTTATGGATTGTGTGATGATTAAATTTCCATATAAAAACAATAATTAAAATTTATAATTATTTTATTAATCAAAACTAAAAATATATATAATACAATATAATAAAATAAAATGCCTGAATGTCCTGAAATTTATATTATGTCATTATTTTTGAAATCTAAAGTTTTACATAAAACAATCAAAAATATTAGTATATTTGATAAAACAAATGTAAAAATGAAAAAAATAAAAACTAAAATAATAAATAATAATGAAATATTAGACATAGAAACAAAAGGCAAATTATTATGGTTCAAAATGAGTGATGAAAAATATATATTGTCTTCTTTTGGCTTACAAGGTTATTGGTCTTATGAAGAAACAAATAAATATGAAAAATTAACAATAACTTTTACTGATGATACAAAATTATATTATATTGATAAATTAAATTTTGGAACAATTGAAATAGGTAAAAAAGACTTATTAGAAACAAAACTTAAAAAATTAAAAATGGATATTTTACAAACACAAATAAATGATAATGAATTAAAAAATATTATTGTTGAATACAAAAATAAATTAAAGAAAAATAAAAATATAGTAAAAATATTAATGTCGCAAAATGATATAATTAGTGGCATTGGTAATTATCTTGTTGCTGAAATATTATATGATGCTAAAATAAATCCACATAGAAATATACAAGATTTAGACAATGATGAAATATTTAATTTAGCACATAGTATGAGAAAAATTGTTAAATACTCATATTATCACAATGATACAAGTTATACTAAACATTATAATATTTTTATGAAATCATTAAAAGAAAATATTATAAATGGACAATATAATGAGTTTCATAAGGATATTAAATTATTGAAAAATTTTAAATTACATGTGTATAGACAAGAAAAAGATAATCATGGCAATGAAATAAAAACAGATAAAATAATTGCTGGAAGAACAATTTATTGGTCTCCTGAAATTCAAAAATAATAATTATTCTTTATAAACTGGTAATTCTGGTTCTTTTGTTTCTTCATCTTTTTCTGTTGTTTTTTCTGATGTTTTTTCTGATATTTTTTCTACAACTTTATCACATACTTTTTCTGCTATATTTTCATTATTTTTTTCTTTTTCTTTTTCTTTTTCTTTTTGTAATAATTCTTGTTGTTTTCTTACAATCATCATTCGTTGTATTATTTCTTGTTGTTGTTCTTTTGTTAGTTCATCTTTATTTGTTTCTTCATGATGTTCAACTTTTTTAGATTCTTTAACTGGATAAAATTTTTTGATTGCGACTGTTGCAATAACATCACAAATCATTACATAATATAAATATTGTCGTATTTTTTCTGCGATTCCTTCTTGTTGTTTAGAATGTAAATACCAATGAACAATGCTATAGCAAATAGCACCAATAATAAATATATATAAATATTCTTTTGATGTTGTTATTTTTCTAAATAATGTATTGCTTATAAGAGTAAAAAACATTTTATTATATATGAGTATATATATTAAAATTATGAAAACACAATTTATATAAATAAAAATAAATTATATTATTATATGAAAATAAAAGTAAAAGATATTTATTATAATATTGATATAAAATATGGTAATGAAAATTATGATTTTGAAATAATAAAAAAAGATTATGATGAAAAAACATATAATGTTTTGAAAATTCTTGATAATAATTATTCTCCATTGATGAATTGTTCAAATTGTAGACAAAGTAAAAATATATTATTATATAATAATATTAATGGTTTTTTTCCAATAGTTGCTATATATTTTTATTATAATTTATACAAAAAAAAAGATAAATCATTTTTAGTAATAAGTAATAGATTAGTTCATTTAGAAGTATTATTATATTATAAAATTACAAATATCGGCTTTTATCCTTTATATGATAAAACTGATATAAAATATAATGATAAATTTAATAATTTATTAAATAATATATTGTCATTATACAAAAATAATAATGTAATAATAGAAAAAGATGGTTCTATAAATAAATACAAAAATATTATATTATGGTATAGTGAAACAAATGAATATAATAATAATTTACAAATAAATATTCAATTTTTAAAAAATATATTATTAGCATTAAAATTTTTAGATAAAAAAGGTAATTTAATATTAAGAATACCTGAAATAAAACTTAATTTTATTAAACAAGTTATATATTTATTAGGGTCAAAATTTCAATGTATTAAATATAAAAAAAAACCATTCTATGATGCTAAAACATTGAATATTAATAGAGTATTAATAATATTTAAATATTATTATGATATTAATTTTAATGACATAATAAATATTATTGATAAAATAAATAAAGATGCTACATTACCTATTATTAATTTATTATCTATTAATTATGATACTAAATATGATAAATTTTTTAGAAAGATTTATAAAATAATAAACAGAAAAGATGATTTAAAAAAAATATATAATAAAATAAGTAATAATAATAAATTTAAAAATATAACAACTGATTTAATAAATAATATTATAGAAAAACAATTTTTATCTAATATTGAATATTGTATATTTTTATGTGAAAAGGCTAAATTAAAAGTAAAAAAAGAATATAAATTAGTTAATAATAATTATCAAAATGAAATCACAAGTGAAAACTTAAAAAATCCACAAATTATTTATTATAATTTATCAAATTATAACATTGAAATTAGTAATGAAAATAAACCAAATTTTAATGAATTAAAAGATGAATTAAATTTAATGAAATTTTATATAGACACGCGAAAAGATAAAAAAAAATGGAGAAATATTACAACAAAAATAAATATTTCTAGATATTTTAATTATTATTTACACAGTAAATTAGATATTAAAGTTTCAAGAGCTTTTTGCAAAATATATGAAATTTTAAGTATGTTTAATTTAATTGATTTATCAAAAGATTTAAATTCATTACATATATGTGAATTACCTGGTAATTTTATTTCTGCAATTAATCATTTTTATAGACAATATAATAAAACTAATAATTTTAATTGGTTTGGTAATTCTCTAAATCCAAATAATGAACTTAATATTAAAAAATATGGAAATATTTTAAATGATTTTTATGGATTTCTTAAAAAATATCCTGATAGATGGTTATGGGGTCATGATGGAACCGGCGATATTACTAATATTAATAATATACAATATTTTATGACTAAATATAATGAAATTGATTTTTTTACTTCTGATTGTGGCTTAGAATGTAAAACTGAGGATGATATGTTAAATCAAGAAAAAAATATGTCGCTTTTAAATATTTGTCAAATTTTTATTAGTTTATTAGTATTAAAAATAGGTGGCAATGCCGTTTTTAAAGTTTTTTTACCACTTGTTGAAGATAATACAATATCGTATATAAAATTATTAACAAATTATTTTGATAATATTATTTTTGTAAAACAAGCATCTGGTTCTCCTGGAAGTAGTGAAATATATATAATAGCCAAAAATAAATTAGAACATTTAAAAACAATTGATAAAGATATGATTTTTGAACATATTAAAAATTTCAATAATAAAGCATTAAATATTTCAATTGATAATGCTTTTCTTTGTAAATTATTTAATATTACTAAAAATTTAATTGATAACCAAATTAATTATTTACATAGAAGTTTTTATTATTATGATAATTCAAATATTTTTGAAAAAGATTTAGAAAAATTAGACAATATCAAAAAAGATTTTGCTAAAGATTGGATTAAAATGGTAAATATTAAAAATATTGATATAAATTATAAATTATAATTCTTAATTATTATTCTTAATTATAATGCCATCTCGAATTTTATAATAAGAAACTCTATTATGCATAAAATCTATTACATAACGCTTAATATGTGTTCTAAAAACATTGAAATTTTTAATTAAATGCATATGAAAAATTCTATAGCGTCTGCCCAAATTAGTTGATGCAAAAACTGCACTATAATTTTCTTGTTGTATTAATTCATCTATTTCAGTTTTTAATTCTTCTGTTAAAGAATTATATTGATAATAATTTTTAGTAAATTTATATATCTCTTGTAATGGGAATATTTGTTCATATAATTCACAAATTGTTTTATCACTATTTATTATAGCTTTAAATAATTCTATTTTATTAAATATTTCTGTATCAGTAGTATATTTAGTTATATCTTCTAATATACTTTTATGTTTGTCTGAAACTAATTTTATCATTTCATTAAAAATTGTAAAAAAATTTTGATTTTGTAATATTCTAGGCATAAAATTTTCTGGAACATGATATAAAATATTATATGATGCGCTAGGAATATTACTGTATTTTTTTGTTTTATAAGCATCAATTAAAGTATTATTTAATGCTGACCCAACATCTCTCTCAATTATTAAAAAATTATTAGATTGTTTTACTTTACTTAAATTATGCAATTCTAAATTTAATAATAATATATTTTTATTTATAAATTCTAAAATAAATTTAATTTTATCGTATTCTGGTGTATCTTTATATATACAATAATATTTATTTATAAATAAAGTTATTGTTAAAATTAAATCAACATCAATTATAATTTTTGGTGGTTCTATAAATGATGATATACCTGTCGCATCATCAATAATTTTAATTTTTGGTGGTTCTGCAGCTACTGTACCTGTTTTATCAATTACTGGTTTTACATACTCAATACAATTTATTTCAAAATTAATTGGTAATTTAACATAATATCGCGTGATAGAATTTGTTATGGGATATTCTGTTTCTTTCATGAGTTTATTTATTATATCATGATTAGTAGTATTAAATCCAATGGCTTTTAATGATAATTCATAATCTTTTAAACCATAAGAAAATAATATATGTTTATCGCAATACATATGAAAATTATTTTTGAAAAAATTATAAAATTTTATATTCAATTGTTTATGTTTAAAAAAATTAATATCTAATGTATTATTATGTAATTTTGTATGAGTATATATTTCTTCTGGAATATACCAATATCTCGCTCTTGTCTGTGTTTTTTCTAATAATTCTTTCTCATATCCATTAACCTGTATTAAATAATTTATATTATTGATATCCCATTTATCGAATATATTAATATAGTCATTTATATATGTTGATAAATGTGTTTCTAAAAATGACATATAAAATATATTTTTTTCAGTATTTACTATGTATATAGTAAAATAAACAAAATTTATATATGTATGATTTGTTCTTACATATATTTGTATATATTTTTTATCA